TTCCCAATCTCTAAGTTCAATACCTCTTTCTTCTTTATACCAATCCCTGACAAGTGACCAGCAATCGGTGACACCCCAGACCCACGGACGTCCCAATAATGGTGCTTTATATCCTGTAGGTGCATAATATCCCCATTGTTCTGTCTTGGGATTAACGATATACCACGGAAGATTACTGTGCTCGCAACTAATCTTATCTGCTTCACTGGCAACAGCAGGGGTGACAGGATGAGAATGAACAATAGCAACAATATCACCAATATTACTAGCCTTTACATAATCTTCTGGATCTAAAATAAAACATTGATGAGCCGTCATAGATAAATTATTACAGGAATAATATCTTTGTTTTCCTTTGATATTCAATAATAAACCTACAGCTTCATTAGGATCTTGGTCTTTCGCATGAGCGAGAGCATCATTTTTCCAATTCATGCGTTAAATGTACCGATAGAAGGAAATATGGAACGAGTTGCCTGTCTTTTAGGTGCTCTGACTCCTGCAAGATCAAAAACAGCAGCTAATTCAAAAATTACGACTTCTCTGTTTTCTGCTGATTTTCTATCTATTTTGTAAATTTCCTGCGGAAACTCTGCTGTGGGATCTGGTGTTCCTAATGGATTGCTACCACCTGAGAAATTAGCAGCATCAAGATAACGTGCCAAAGTTCTGATTCTTGTAACGGTAGCACCTGTCAGGTCATTACCTGTAGTGGTATTATTCACGGATATTAA